TCCTTGCTAAATTTCTAAGTTCAACAATCCGGCCAGCTTCGCGCAATTTAGACGGCGATGCTGACTTGATAAGCTCGATTGTAATGGCGCACAGCGTTAACAGTTCGACTCTTTCATCCGGCGTAATATCATCTTTTCCGAGTATCGATTTGCACCGGTCGGCCCAGTGTATAGCCGTGTCAATCTGGTCTTTTATGGAGCTCATGTGTTATTGTTTAGTGATAAAAAGAAATCTTCCAAATCACCCAGAGATACAGAATAATCCATCCACTTACTATTACCTGCGCAGGAAACAGACACCGTCTGCAAACCTCTAAAAAACTCACTTGGTACTAATAAAACTTGTTCAACATCCTTGTTATCATCAAGACAAAAACAACAAACAAAGTCACATATTAAAGTTTGTTTCTTAAATGAAAAAGCCCATGAAAGAGAGTCGTGTTTTTTTGACAATCTACGCTTCAGAGAACACTTAACATCGATCTTATGGCCGCTAACCTCAAAGTCATATTTGCGCTGCCATTTAATCTCATTCATGCTTATTGCTGATGGAACGTACTCTTTAAACATTGCCTCAGCTTTAGATGACAGCTTATCTCTATCAGACCCATATCTGAGCTTATCTCCAACTACATTCACGCCTTGATTTTTTAATCTGCAATATAGATCCTGCCATTTAATCCCTAATTCATCTGCTGCAAGTTTTAAATTCATATGTTTTGAATATGCTTCACTCTCTATAGTCATGGTATATCCTAATTATAAAAAGTGAAGCATATCATCAAAATGGCACGTCGTCAATATCCATATCTTCAAACCCGCTCACATTCGCTTTGTTCTGCGACCGGCTTTCTTGCGACTGCCGGCTGCTTGATTCCGGCTTGCCGCCAAGCATCTTCATGTCGTTTGCAATAATATCCGTCGTATAACGTTCCACACCATTTTTATCAGTCCATTTCCGGGTTTCCAGCCTACCCTCAATATAAACAGGGCGGCCTTTCTTTAAGTATTCCCCTGCAATTTCTGCGAGCTTGCGATAAAAGGTTACGCGATGCCATTCAGTCTTTTCCTGTTTCTCACCATTCTTGTCTTTCCAGGTATCTGTCGTTGCTAATGTAATATTCGTTACCGCATCACCATTTGACATGTAACGAGTTTCCGGGTCTTTTCCCAGGTTGCCAATGAGTATAGCTTTATTGACTGATGCCATTTTTTATTTCCTTTTTATATTTACGTTCAATTCGTCCATTTCTCAGCAGTACAGAATACACATTCGTCGGGTCAAATCCAGCGGCGCTAATTTCTTTCCTGCTAAATCCAGCATCAAACATTTCCAAAATCTTTGCTTTATCATGCACATAAGACAATCCAAGATTAGTTCGGGCCGTTCTGATGTGATTCGATAATGATGATCTTGATACGTAATAGATACCGTCTTCGTTATGTTTTTCGAACGACACGACAGACTCGTCTATCAATTCATCCCGTATAGTTTGATACGTCTCTTTCCCCTGCTGCAATTTCTCCATTATTGCTTCAATCAATCTTTTCCGCGCAGCTTTACTCTCTGCGCTGATGTCTACTTTGTCAAACGATATTTTAACAAACGCCTCTTTTCTTGGCATACAAAGTCTTGGCGGCACTTTAGCCAGGCCGAAACTTATCATCCATGATGTTTGCGTGCTCATGCTGCTGAGTCCTGTTTTAAAGATGCTGCGTAGTTCCATGCTGCACGCGCCACGGCCTTGGCTGCTATTCTTGCTGGCCCGTCAACAATTCCTGTTTGTTTAAACAATTCCTTCCCAATTTCAAACCACCACATATCAAATTCGCTTAATTTTGTTTGTTGTTTAGCTATTTCCTGTACCGTGTTTTGTGGTTTTTGTGGTTCGATTTGCGATACCGGCTCAGGCGATTTTTGCACGGCATTCAAGGCGGCGATCCTTTCACGCTCTTGCGCTGCTGCTTGGCGTGCTGATTCTGCTTCTTCCCGTGCCTTGGCATCCGCAATAGCACGCTGCGCGGCTTCTTCTTCCTTGCGCTTTTGTTCAGCCAGCCTGGATTCAACAAGCAATTTAAAATCATCCTCATGCTTGGTTATGATCGACTGCAGATCCCGGAACAGTGATATATCCTCGGGCAAATGAGTGAGGTTTTTTCTAATCACTCTGGCAAGATCATCAAGTTTAATTTTGATTGCTGCTACTTCCGTATCAACTGCATTGTGCAAGCTGGCAAGTGTGCGTTTGTTTTTGCATGCAGTTTCAAAGCTTTGCCTAGATATCGGGGCAAGAGAAACAAAATTGATTTTTAGAAATTCTGTTGAAATAACGCACTGATGTTCTGCACACAATTCATAAGCATCATTTATTATTTTTGTCTTGATGCTTTCCTTCTGAGTTTTAACCAACTTCTCAAGCGTAAGGCGTTTTGTCCTGATCGACTCTTTAATAAAATCAATCGTTCGCATAAGTTCGTCAATGCTTGCGGTCTGTCCTATTGCTGCGGCTTTGGCTGATTCGAGTTTCTTTTCTGTTTCGTCGCAGAATTTCACTGTTTCTTCTGCATTCACAAAATCTTCATCGGTTTTTAGATCGGTATTGATTCGCGCTATAAACGTTTCTGCGGCATCTTTAAACTGCGGTAAATTACTTACTGTTACCTCACCCTTGATCTGGATAGATAACGCTGGCAATTGCATTATTGCTGCGGCTTCTGGCTTATCTGCGAACTCTTTGGGTTCAAATGTTTCAAGGTCTTTGGCGAACTGCTCCCATCCTGATTGAATGCGATCAAACCAAGATTGATCTGGAAATACTTCAATCATCACTCGATTGTTTTCCGTGCCATCGCTGCAAACAAAAATCACTTTCTGTGCGCCGGTTACCATTAAAATCTGCTGGCATTGCGGCATGTGTGAATCAGGTATTGTATTATTCGCTGCGATGAAATCAGCTAATTCTGAATTGTATTGTTTATGCTCGAACGCAATCTGATAATCTTCTGTCAATCCATCGCATGATGCTGAAAGTTTTCCTGCTGAACATGTAACCGGGAAAAATTCAGCATTAATTTCTATATCCAATAACAAGCGCGCCTTTGCTTCTACTTCGTGCCCGTAATCCAGAATGTTTTTTTGCACCCACTCGCTGTATTCTTTTGACTTTCCTGTTTTCTTGTAGAGCAAAAGATCATTCCTTGATAGCTGCTTGGATAATCCAAGCATTGCAGCCGCTTCTGATGCGCCAAAGTGATCAGCACGGAATTCATGCCATGCTGGCGTGCCCTGTTTAAGGTTATGAGTTTGCATTTTATAATCCTATGTTAATGATTGATTTGGGTATTGTTGGTTGCTCTTGTATTCGTACTTTTTATGGACGATGGCGCGGCTCAAAGATGGTGCGACACGTATCAATTTTGCGAGCACGAAGACAATGCAATTAGCGAATGATCCGGTCTACGACAAATACATAGCCCAGTTTCGAGCGCTTATCGAAAATTACGGAGCACAGAATGCGATATATGCACTTGAAGAAGCATTCCGGCTAGAGAGCTAAGACAACACGCATCAAGCAAGGCAGAATATTTATCTGGCTGCCGTGGCCGATGAAGTAGGTAAACTTTATTATGGGATTGAAAAATTATGAACCAAAGCGAACAATTAAACGAATTGGCGGCAGCATTATCGAAAGCACAAGGCCAGATTGAAGGGGCAAAGAAAGATAGCGCAAATCCTTTTTTTAAGTCTAAATATGCTGATCTAGCTAGTGTATGGGAGGCTTGCAGGAAGCCACTAACAGACAACGGGCTGTCAATTATTCAGTGTCCCGAAGAATCAGAAAACGGCATAGCAATTGAAACTATGCTACTACATTCAAGCGGCCAATGGAAATCAAGCCGGTATTCTATGCCGGTATCTAAGGTTGATGCTCAGGCAGTTGGAAGCGCTATTACTTACGGAAGGCGGTATGCTTTAGCAGCAATGGTAGGAGTTGCGCCAGAAGATGATGACGGCAACGCAGCCGCAAAAGGAAAGCCAGAAGAAAAGGCAAAACCTACAGAAAAGCAAAAAACTGAAGTATTACCAGAATATCCAAATGAGCAATTTAAAGAAAATCTTGCCGGATGGATTGCTAGAATTAATTCGGGGAAACAAACGCCTGAGCAAATCATTAACATGATATCGACAAAATATACTCTTTCTGAAGTTCAAAAACAATCAATCATTAACATAGGATTAGAAAATGCAAACTCATAATTTAAAGCAGGGATCCCAAGGATGGCATGAATTCCGCGCTGATCACTTCGGAGCCTCAGAAGCAGCAGCAATGCTGGGATTATCAAAGCAATTATCAAGAAATGAACTATTGCTATACAAGAAAACGGGCAAATCTAAAGAGTACAGCGACTGGGTACAAAAAAATATTATGGAATATGGGCATGAAGTCGAAGCCATAGCACGAGCCAATCTTGAGGCGCACTTAAATGATGAACTCTACCCTGTCACGTGCTCTATTGGAAAGCTGTCCGCGTCTTGCGATGGATTAACAATAGATAGAACCATAGCATTCGAACACAAACAAATTAGCAAATATTTGGTAAATTTTATCAATGAAAATGGGATTCTTCCAGCTTCGCATATGCCGCAATGCCAGCAGATTTTAATGGTTACCGGGGCGAAGAAGGTGATTTTTGTTTGCAGTGACGGAACCCCTGAAAACAGGTTTATGTTAGACGTGCATCCAGATAAAGAGTGGTTTGATCGGATTCAATCAGGATGGGAGCAGTTCGCCAAAGACCTGGAAACATTCGAACCAAAAGAATTCGCAGATAAGCCGGCGGCAGCAGCAATCATGCAATTACCAGCGCTATCTATCCAGATCAAGGGTGAAGTAACCGTAAGCAATTTAAAGCAGTACAAAGCCGCTGCTGAGGATTTGATTGCTGCAGTTAATACCGATCTTCAAACAGATGAAGACTTTGTTAATGCCGATGCAATGGTCAAGTTTTTTGATGAATCTGAAAAGAAACTTGAATCCGCTAAAGAAATGGCGCTTGGCCAGACCGCCAGCATTGAAGAATTGATGCGTGATATTGACTACATCAAGGATTCTTTCAGGGCAAAACGCCTAACGCTTGATAAACTTGTTAAGTCTCAGAAGGAAAGTATCAAAACAAAAATTATTGATGATGCTTATAAAGCATGCGCAGAACATCAATGCTTAATATCATCTGAATTTCTAAAAATTAATTTTGCAGCTCTTTTTAATTTATCCAGACAAAGTTTTGAAACGGCTTGCAAGAATAAACGCACACTTGCCAGCCTTCACAATGCAGTTGATACCGAAGTTGCCGCAATCAAAATCAAACTTGATGATCTAGCAAGAGTGATCAGAAAAAATTTAACTCACTTGCCGGATGATTTATCGCTATTCCGTGATCTTCAGTCGATTATAACCAAGCCAGAAGATGATTTTAAGTTGCTTGTTGAATCACGCATGACTGAACAAAAGCGCAAGGAAGAAGAAGCAGCTAAGATAGAAATTGAAAAAGTGCAAGCTGCTGCATTTGCCGCACAAGAAAAGGTAAGGCTTGAAGCGGAAGAAAAAGAGCGCGCCAGATTGGCAGAAGAAGCAAAAAAAGAAGCTGATAGATTAGATAAGGAGCGTGTTGCAAAAGAACTTGAATACCAAAGAGAACAGCAGAAACTCAGAGACGAAGCTTTGAAAGAAGCTGAAGCAAAACGACTTGCACAGGAAGAGGCTGCACGAATAGCCGATAAAAAACACCGTAAAAATATTATTGATGAAGCTGTATTATCGTTGATTGATCAAGAAATACCAGAGGCTACAGCAGAAGCAATTATTAATCTAATAGTTCACTCAAAGGTTAGTCATGTATCAATCAAATTCTAACGGATCATCCTGGATGATAAGCTTGGGATTATTTCCAGTTCCAAAGGTAAACACAGAACCAGCCTATGTCAACATGGGTTTTACTGAAGCCCAAAAAGCACCGATCAGAAAAGAAAGAGAGGCGGAAGTTAAGAAAGCGTCACGCGCAGAAGGCAGAGTAATGCGTAAGAAAATGATGGATGAACTATGCCTTTTGCTAAAGACACAAAATATTCAATGCCGTCATGAAGCGTACCAGATAATGGAAGAAGAAGGATTCCTTCCGATAGTCGCACAAGAGCGAGTCATGGGTTTTGCAAGATTCAAAGACTATTATACTGAGGCAAGGAGGCTATGCGGCATTAGCTCATTCAACGGGTCAAAGACTGAGTATATCTTGAAAAACCATAAAAAAATGAGCAAAGAACAAATAGCGGAAAATGTTGGTTGCAAAGTCCACTATGTATCACATGTAATTTATCGTTCAAAACATAAAAGGAGCAAGAAAAATGGCATCAGTAAATAAAGTAATTTTGATTGGTAGGCTAACCAAAGATCCAGAACAACGTTTTATGTCAAATGGAGATGCTGTTACAAACGCTACGATAGCAACCAGTGAAACCTGGAAAGATAAAAAAAGCGGAGAGAAACAGGAAAAGTCAGAGTTTCACAGAGTCACATTCTACAGAAATCTTGCTGAAATAGTTGGTGAATACCTTAAAAAAGGATCGCCGGTTTATATTGAGGGCAGATTGGAAACTCGTAAATGGACAGATAAGGAAGGAATAGAGCGCTATACAACCGATATCATCGCCAATGACATGAAGATGCTAGGCAGCAAACAAGGCAATTCAGATCAAAGTGAACGCACAAAGACGGAGACTAAATCAGGTGGGTTCGATGACATGAGCGATGATATCACCTGGTAATGAGCGCCATACAAGACCAGATTAAAACGGCTATTCACTGGGCTGATCGGTGCAAAGAGATACTCAGCAAAGAAGTTATCGAGCCTAATGAGCGCGTAGAACTGGAAACTTTATGCGCCATAGCGATTGAACTCATCAAGTCAGCATCGCCTAGTAAATTGAGAGAAGCTGGAAGAATTGTCGAGCTGAGAAACTTAGCGAAGAAAATTAAAAGTTAATTATTTCATTTTACCTATTGCATTATTCATAAGACAATATTATAATTAACT